CATCTAAGAGTATAGAGAAAGGATTGGTGCGTCTACTTGAAGCACACATAAACATGGAGTTTCCACCCACACCGTATTTGGGTAGGCTGGTAGAAGGTTTACCTTTAGAGGAACAAAAACTGAAATGCAACTGGTGTAGTTACAAAGCCCATTGCGAGTTTTGGGATATGGACACATATTTGGATAATACAAATGAAGAAAAAAATAAATGAGGATGAAAAGAATGATTGAAATAATAATGTTAATAGAAAGAATGATGAATGAAAAAGTAGGTAATTTCAACTATGTGGTGAAAGTACAAAAGTCAACTGGTGCAGGTCGTAAGAAGTATTTGCGTAATGTTGTACGGCAGACAACTCTTGATGAGTTCGCTGATATAGACGGTGAGGCTCAATACAGACACCCTAAGACGATTACTTATACTGTACACCCATCACACATGCGAGCCGATAATCTCAACGACTTGATAGACGATTTGATGAAAGACCTCGACATTTATCTACACGAGCATCGGTGATACAGTGGCTTTCTTACCCATAGACTTCCCTCGTGAAGTCCTTGAATTACCGAGTAGCGGTGAGCGTGGCTGGCGAAGACTCGTCAAAAATGCCTCCGAATTAGAACGCTACTGGTCGGGTAAGAACGGGAGTGGTAATGTTTACTTTACCGCTTATGGTTACAATGAAACCCAAGCACCCAAGCACCACAGGGTAGATTACAACACACCCAAAATACACCACTTCGTACTGGACTTTGACTGTAAGGATTTCAAGGACAAAGGTAGAGACTTACCGTTTGAAATACCACATAGTGAGGTAAAAAAACTACATCGCTTGTTGATGGACAAAGACATACTACACTATGTTTGGTTCAGCGGTGGTGGTTTTCATGTTTGGATTCCGCTTGATGAAACAATAGAGCCAAAAAATGGTGCAGAACTTTCACGCATAAAGCACTCCGGTAAACTACTCATCAATGAATGGGAAAGTAAACTGGGAGGGTTAAGGTGTAACGACCCCGCTGTTGCCTTCGATACAAGTGGTATGATACGCATACCTAATTCGTATAACGCCAAGCGAGAAGTTTGGTCGTTCCCTTTGAACAGTGAAGACCTTCTCAATCTATCGTATGATGATTTAATGAATAAAGGACAAGAACCGCATTACGGTTACATTACTTTAGGTAATATACCTGTTAAATTAAAAGTTATACAAAGTAAAATTATGACAATGGGGCATATCAAGACGGTGGATATACCGACTGTATCACTTGATGACTTACACATGCTACCCTGCCTATCTCAAGCGGCTATGGGTGGCGGTAATCCTACTCACAGGGCGAGGTTTCACCTTGCCTCTTACTTAGCCGACCGGCTTCGCATGTTCTTTCCCGCTTGGCGCATAGCCAATGAAGAAAAAGAGAAGCATGTAGGTATGATTTCAAAAATTATATCCGGTCAAGGATGGGTTGACTACCGACAAGAGAAGACAGAAGAACAAGTACGCAGTATAGTGATGGCTGGTTATCCACATGCTACCTGTGCTACACTTTACCAAGAGGGTTTCTGTGTGGGTAAGTGTAAATACTACGATGAAACCGGCGATATGGAGTGATATTATGAGCAACATATTCGACGCACATGACGATAAAATTAAGCCTAAAAAAAGACGCAACATTAACACAATTAAAAGAGTTGTTAAATTACTTCAAGACGAATGTGAAATGAACACTATTGAGATTCATCAAGCATTACATCGAACATGGCCTCGGTGGTGTCCGGGTATGACTCGTTTAGGTAACATTCTAAGTCGTAACAAAGAGTTCGTAAAAATAGGTAGTGAAAAGGTATCAAGTGGTGTATCGGGTCATTATGACATCATGGTATGGGGGTTGGCAAATGAAGCCGGACTTGATAATTGATAGCAACGAAAGAGGTTCACTGTGTGAATCTATTGAGCGTAAAGCGAAGAAGGCCGGTCTTACTGTCGTAAGACAAACATTGGTGGTAGGCGATTATCAATTAGGCGGTGCTTTAGTTGAGGCTAAAAGTATTCCCGACCTGTTTCAGTCGTCACACTCCGGCCACCTGTGGAGACAACTTGACAACATGGATGCAAACTTTGAACGGTTCTTTCTTGTCATTCACGGCTCAATTGAAAAGTATGTTACTATGGCTAAACGCAACGGTAAGAAGGTAAGTTACTCCAAGGTGCAAAGTGAACTGACTGGTACTATCGCTCGGATAATGAGTGATTTTGAATGCCAAGTTTTCTTCACACCCGATGTAAGTAGTGCGGCTCTTTTCGTAGTAAAATTACATGACAAGTTACACAAGCCAGCGAGTAAGCATGGGGCGCAATCAATCCGTAGGGTAGCGAGTAACGACCTACGCTTGGACATGATAATGACTGTTCCGGGTGTAGGGCGTGAAGTAGCGGAACGCCTCTTAGAATCATGCGGTAACATAGAAGAAATGTGCTTTCCCGAATCACTTAAGCAAATCAAAGGCTTAGGCGAGGTAAGAAGAAAATTACTTATTAAAATACTTACAAGTGAAGACCCTGTAAAGCAAGAAAGAAAGGTCAAACGGTAAAATCATATATAAATACTAAAAGAAATGAGAGATGAAAACCATGACACAATTATCAAATTACAAGGCCGTACAAAAGTTTCCTGTTCTTGAAGGGTATTTACACCACTTTTCACGAACTTCGATGATGAATGAGATTCCGGGCTTACTGTCTTTCTTTTTCATTCAAGGGCAAGTGGCTCTACCTTACATTCGCATTCCTACTGGTGATTCTCACCTTGACCCTCGTGTGCATGTATTTTGGATTCAACCTTCTCGTACTGGTAAGTCCATAGCATGGAACTTCATTAGTGACATCATGGAACAAATCGAAGTACCTTATGATTCGTTTGCTTCGGGTACAGATGCAGGTTTGATTGGTTCTACCAATGCAGTGCTTGATGAAAACATGAAACCTACGGGTGAGTTTGAAACCGTTCCGGGTTTACTCGCAGGTCGCAAGGCTATCAATTTCGATGAAGGTTCAATCCTTCTCACCCCCAATAAACACAGCCAAGAAACAGTATTGTATCTACAGACAGCGTGTAACGCAGTGGGTAGCAACAGCAATGTACTGGTAAAGCACATGAAGGGGAATAAAATTGAGTGTGATTCTTTAGTGTCTCTTTGGATTACTACTTATCCACCGAAGGGTGTCAAGGATTATGTATTAACAAAGGGTATTTTTCAGCGTGTCCTGCTTTACTGGGCGCACTGGGACATGGGTATGCGACAAGAAGTGAGTACTACCCGTCTTGGAACTTTTTGGCAGAAGCCCGAAGAGAACGATTTGTCTAAGGATGACATTTGCGATTACTTCAAGAATACAGAAAAGCGTATTCGTGACCGCTTACTCAACATGAGTGAAGTAACATTCACACAGTGGGGTGAAATGACTGATGATGAGCGAGAAGAAATTGTACAGCGTCATATGTGGGATATGTTCAAACCAAGTTTGAATTATACCACCGCATTGTATCAAGCATCCGAAGACATCTACGGTTTACTGATGGACATGAACCCATCTATGTCGGAGATTGTAGCATCATTCACGCCCGGTATTGAGAACTACCTTGGCATCATCTCACTTCACATGGCACTACTTGATGAGTCATGGGAGATTAATGATGAGCATGTAGATATGGCTCACGAGATACTGATTGACTTGTTTCAAAACCTCATCTCTTGGCTTGAGGATTCAGTTGAAATTGGTGGTAACAAAGCCAAAGAAGGTAAAATCCTTGGTGACATGCAGAAAGCATACGAGCAATGTGCAGGTTACGAACTTGAAGGTCACGGCGATGGTTGGTGCAGACAGTCAGCCGTATGGAATACATACATGGCTGATACAGGTGTAAGTAAAAGCACAGCCCAAAGACACTTTAAAGACTATAGTAGTAAGGTATTTGTAAACCGTAAACAAGGTAAGCGGGTTTACTACAGACATAAGGTGGCTAAGAAATGAGTAACATAATGGCATTAGATATTGAAACAGGTAATTACTCGTGGGAGATTGGAGGATGGGATAAGACCGCCTCCTTTGAGCCTACAGTGGTCGCTACATGGAACGGCAACGATGGAACGGTATATTGTAACAAGTCACTCGACATTGATGCCACAGTGAAAGAACTTCACCCTCGTACACTGGGCGAGGACTTAGCAAAGCATGTTGCTGGCGGTGGCGTTGTCATCGGTCATAACATCAAAGGATTCGATTTACCTGTACTGCGTGATGCACTTGACTGTTGGACAGCCGGTGATATACTCGGTAAAGCCGATGCTGTCATTGACACGAAGCACTTGGTACAGAAGGCGGCAACTGCCGTTGGTAAGGTATCAACAACACTGGGAATGCTGACAAAGACCACTTTAGAGGACAATAAACTTATGAACAGTGAGGATGCCCCCTTAGCATGGAGAGCAGGTAAGTTCGATGAGGTAGCCAAATACTGCCTTAGCGATGCTCAATTAACATTCGACTTGTATCAATTTGGAAAGAGTGAAGGCTATATCAAATCAAGACAATTAGATACAGGCGAAATAGTAAAAATAGAAGTGGAATGGTAGATATGACGGAGATTGAAAGTACGAAAAGTAAAGCACAGATACACAACATACGGGCGGCAAAGACGGTAGCAGATACCGTCAAATCAACGCTTGGCCCTATGGGAATGGATAAACTGATGGTTGATGGTGGAGGCGGTGTTATCGTTACAAACGATGGTGCTACTATCCTGCGTGAACTTGATGTATCACACCCCGGTGGTAAAATGATTGTTGAAGTAGCGAAGACTCAAGAAAACCTGTGCTATGACGGTACAACGAGTACTGTCATTCTTGCAGGTCAACTACTTGGTAACAGTGAAACGCTGTTTGAGAAGGGATTGCACCCTAATGTAATTTGTCGTGGTTATCACGAGGCATCTCAAATGGCTATTGAATACCTTCGCACTAATATATCACTGACAAGTGATAAGCGTGATGTACTGGTATCGGTGGCTAAAACTGCTATCACTGGTAAAGCACTTGAGAACTCACTTAATGCTGTTGCTGAACTTTGCGTAGCCGCTGTCGAAAAAGCCGGTGATGCTGAAAGCGTCAAGGTTGTTTCATTCCCCGGCGGTTCACTTGATGACTCCTACCTTTACGAAGGTTCGATTGTAAACAAGGATTATGTGCTTGAAGGCGAGGATGCTTACTCGAATGTAGTGTTGTTGAATACTGGGCTTGAGAATGAAAAGAGTGAAGACAATGTACAGGTACAACTTGATGCTCAATCATTCCAATCATACAAATCGTCGGGTAAAGCAAACCTCATCTCAACGGCTAAATTACTTGTGAAAGTATTACCGAAAGGTGGTGTTGTTTTTGTCCGTGATGCCGTCAACGACCATGTATGCGCTCACCTCAAGAAGCATAACATTATGGTTGCTCGTAGAGTACCCGAATCAACACTTCGCTCATTGAGTAGAGTTACAGGTGCTACTATCTATCAAACACCCGAAGAGGTAGAAGGACACACAGAATGTATCGTAGAGCGACAGAAGCATAACGATGTTTGGTATCTCTTCGTTCAAGGTGATGTCAAGAGCGATGAGGCAACACTCGTGCTAAGGGGTGCAACATCTCACACGCTTGAAGAAGTTGAGCGTGGATTTGATGATGCACTCGGTGTAGTTTCTTTAGTGTTAAAGAACGGCAACTTTGTTGTTGGTGGTGGAAACGCATACGCTCGTATGTCGGCTCACCTACGCCAACATGCGGCACAGATAGGTGGTAGAGCGCAGATGGCAATAGAAGCCTTTGCAGACGCATTAGAGTGCATTCCTGCCACTATTGCCGAAAATGCGGGGCATGACCCACTCGACACCGTACTTGCTATTCGCCACGAAATCCTACAGGGCAACCGTGAAATCGGGCCGGATGTACACAACGGCGGTGTATGTAATATGATGGAACTTGGTGTTTATGAGCCTACAGAACTGGTTCGTCAAGCAGTACTAAGTGCCAGTGAAGTCACTAATTCAATACTCCGTATTGACGATATAATAGCACGAAGGCCACCTCAATGACGACTTACATATGCGTATTCTGCGATGAGCCTTGTAAGGTTCTTGTTGATGGAGATTTTTGCGAGGCTTGTTACGATGGGGCGGCTAATAGAGAAGTTAAAAGTAAAGTGTAGGGCTTGCGCTCATTGGCACATAGCCCGACGCATATCGGCTCGATTCCTTGATGATGAGCGTGAGCGTTTCCTGTTACTACAATGTAGGCGATGCGGTCATTATTGGCAAGACACAGCAATTAAGAAAAATAACAGTGAAAGTAAATGAAAATAATTTTCTTTCTTCTATTTTGAATCGCCCATATATCATATCCCCTTTCTTAGTCCATCTCATCATGGTATCGGCCCTCCTAATGTGAAGAGTTGCGCCGCTAATCGTTGTATTGCTGTCTCTAAATCGGGGGGAGGGCCGCCCGCCCAATTACCTGCACCTGCGCCGGGGTTGTATGGTTCAGCACCACCTTGTCCGGCTGGCAAAGCGGCGGCGGCTAAAACACCTTGAGCCGCAGTAGCGTAGTCGGCGGAGTTGAATGCTTTGACTTGGGCGAGGTTGGTAACTTCACTATCCATGAGCGCACCCGCCGCAGTGACATTTGTTGCATCAGTCACATCCGCACCGTCTTCAACATTGAGTAGTGTCAGCACTTCTGCTTTGGTTATCCCCGAAGCAAACACAGGCGTTCCACTGTTGTCTTCAATAGCCGGGGCAGTGCCACCACCGCCCGAATCATCGGATAGTACACTAAATACAGGTGTAGAAGCATGACTCGTAGTGCAAATAAATCTCGTAAGAGTGCCACCGTTTACAGTGTAACTACTGCTACGAACAAAAGTAACAGTGCGGGTTGCGTGAAGGTTTCTTACTTCTATGATGTAACCAGCAGGGAATGAACCACTTGTAGTTACAGTAGCATTACCACTGGGGGTCAAGAGTAGGATATTCGCATCAGTTGATTTAAGTGTGATACTTGTTGCTGTACTTGTCAATACACGGTTGAAAACTGAACGGGTGTATCGTGCGGCGTGTGTGCCGCTGTAGTATAATGTGTCTTTGTTATCATCGGGTACAGTAGCACCTGTCACAGCCGCACCGAATGATTGCCACATTGCACCAAAGCGTGATGCACCTAAAGCACCATTACCTATCCCACTGTGAAAAGCGTCAAGGTCAAGCAGTTCATCGGTTGATGCTACATCTCCACTGGTAACAGGTGAGAAGTACATAGGTGATGGTCGAACAAATACCCGCTTATCATTTACTTCTGTGATTGATAATTTGAGGTCATCACCTCCTGCATCATACACTACACGCAATACAGCGAGAACAACTGTTTGAGTGTTTGCTAATGCACTACTACCTGTTGCGGTAGGTGTGTTAAGGAATCCTGTGGGAGTAGCAGGGTAACTGTTTGTACCGGCAGTAATAGCAGTTCCTAATTCCCAATAAATATTTTTAACAGTAGAAGTATTATCAGCGGAAACATACACTACAACTAATGCTTCTTTACCACTGGTAAGAGCAGTAGGCGAGCCAGTCGCACTTGCACTACTCGTGTTGAGGGTGTATGTTGTTGTTGCACCTACACCACCTGCGAATTGATACATGATACCATCAAGTACAGCATAGCCCCCTTTAACAGTAAAAGTAGTTCCACTTGCGTAATTGACAGCACCGGGTATATTTGCGGGAATGTTTCTATCACCTTCTCCACCCGATGTATCATCATACATGATAACACCATTACCGTGAATACCCTCTACCATGTTGGTGAGTGTGGGTGACAGGATATGGTCGCCGTCACCTAAGCCGTCAACATTCGTTGCTGTCGCTACTGTCAAGTTATGATTCGTATGCCCCGATACTGGATTACCGTTTCCCATTCTATGCCACCTCTATGAGTATTTCAATGTTAATTTCGTTTGCCGATGTCTTGATAATCGGTTTTGTTGTATAACGAGCGACAGGTGTGAAGTCGGAGGTGGTACGATTTTGTATGTACACCTCACGGATGCTATCAGTGAATGTGTCATCAATACTCATTGATGCTTCGATAAGTAGAGCAGTGTCATCAATAATCGTCACTGTCGGTGTGAGAACGATAGCAGGGCGACCCGCCGCACCATCCTCCGCAGTAGCCGGTGTTCCGTCGAAACCTACCACTACTTCGTTGATAGTATCAGCGATAGTCTGTAAGAGCAAACGGCGCATGTGATTCGATACAGGCATGTCAATATCTCCTAATCTCGGTCTTATTCGCACCTATCGGCAACCCTTCGCCACCAATTTTGCCTCTTGTCTTCGTGCCTTTAACCCCTCCGATTAAGAAGGCGGAGGTATGAACACCTCGCTCGGTTACTTGAGAAGTGATACGCAATTCAATTTTACCGAACATGGATAAGTTTTCTTCGACAATTTGAACATAAGTAAGAGGTGCTTCTCCACTGGAAACAGCGGTTGCCCCTTCACTAATGCCTTGCAGTACACCTTCTATACCCGACTCGATGTTAAGCATAGTAAGGTCGGTAATACCTACTATCGGCATATGTCTTGCTTCTGTGATGACACGAGTTCGACCGTCATACTCAATCGTCATACCCGGTCGCATGTCAGTGATGCCGGGATGACCGCTACTGCTGATTGCACCCGCTGTAAGTGTATGACCTCGTAGGATTTGACGAGCGACTCTTCTTGCCCCGTTGGTTGAGCGTACCGTCATATCTACGACTGGTGCTGGTTCTTCTCGTATCTCACCGTTGTTACCGCTTTGTCTTTCAGTGTCATCAACAGTAACGATAACCAAGTCATTCAATGCCATCGGTTGACCTTGTACAGTGACACGGTTTGGTGTATTATCCACAGGGTCAGTTCGCTTAGAACCAAAACGGATGTTGGCGTTTACACTACGAGTGGCTTCGCTGAATGTGATAGGAACATACAACATATTACCGAATCTGTCTATGAGTATCATGCGGCTGTCATGCCGACCGATAAACCGTAGTGCGGTCATCAAGTTGACATTTGTAAAGTCTTGACCGAGGAAGCGAGTAGAGTGGAGTCTTCGACCGTTGTTGTTGTTTGCGGAACTCATACTACGACCAATGTTGAAACTATTCATACTGGTAGTTGCTTGCTGACCTAAACGGATAGCCATGTCTGTTGTTCGCAAACCAACATCAATCGGCTGACCCAACTTAACTTCACGCTCAAGGAAACCAAGGTCGTTAAGTGTTTTACCTTTCATGTTTTGTAGATTCATAAGAATACCGACAGTGCTGGATTCAAGCGTGGAGATAGATAGCCGTTGGGCGGGGTTGTCGGCATTGTAAACAAGCATGGGTTTGTTGGTTGAACTCAATACATTGTCACCCAAAAAAGGTACTGCGGTGCTACTATGCCCCGGTGTTTCTTTATGTGTGATTTGAATTGACGACTCACCCTCAACAATTTGATAGCGGGTTTCGGGCATGACTTGAAAAGTAGATGCGTTACTATTTTCAATGGTAACTTTTGCTTGTACACCTGTACTCGTGTCCACCTTTGCATGATGAACGGCGTTGTCAACGAACACCGGCTTACGCACATGGTCCATTACTGCGGGCATGTCAGTACTAAACCGACCGACGACTGTATTTTT